TACACCTTTCACATGGACACACACGCTCGTGGACTATTAGCAGAGGAAGGGCTTAGGCTAGTCCTCTACTGTGCGGCAGCCAAGATGGATATGCAGTTGGTGTACGACTTTATTGAGGACCACATCAGGTACGAGAGAGACGAATCTACGCCAGACATACGTCCGATGACGCCAGAAGAGCGCCAACAGGCTAAAAAAAGATCTGAAATGAACAAAATAGACAAAAAAGACCAAAACAACACAAAATCACAAGGTAAAACCTAATGAAATCAGTTGTTTGGTTGCGGGAGCAGGATTTGAACCTGCGACCTTCAGGTTATTGGTCTATTTAATGATATCAATGGGTTACATATACCCTTCGATTGTATTCCGATAACTAAGTGTTGAAATTAACACTAGACAGATGGTTTTTATCGGATATAAGTGAGGGGCCGTTTGGCCCCGAACTAACCCTATATCGGGATATAACATGAATTATACTAGAAGTGACCAAATAAGTATCATCAAGGATATTACCCTTAAAGAAGGGGATAGTAAGACATTAGATTGTCCGTTCTGTGGTGGTCGTAAGAAATTCACTATTAGTAAGATAGACGGACGTACAGTATGGAATTGCTATAAAGCATCCTGTACTGTTCGAGGTGCATATAATACGGGGCGGTCTATAGAGGCTGTTAAAGACAGGCTAAATGGTACCATTAAACGTGCTGTTAAGCGTAATAATGATATCCCCGCTATTTTATCAGACATCGATAATCATCCCAAAGCAGTAGAGTATCTACAATCAGTAAATGCCTACGATGCGTACAAAGAGAGGATGATCGAGGTAAGGTATGCCCCAGCTATTAATCGTGTGTTGTACTTTACTCATGATAATACTGGTGCAGTTGGTCGAGCTTTAGATAACCGCAAGCCTAAATGGATGACCTTTGGTGATACTCAATATGGTATCAAGGTAGGATCAGGCAGACATGCTATTCTTGTAGAAGACGTAGCGTCAGCCTGTGCCGTATCTAGAATCAAAGGTTTAGTAGGCTATGCTTTACTGGGTACAAATATAACTACCCCTATCAAAAGCCAACTTCGACAATTTACTAAGTGTACAATTGTCCTTGACTTGGATGCTAGTTCTAAGGCACTACTACTAGCCAAGAAGATACAATACTTAACCGAAGTAAATGTACGACTAACTAGAGAAGACCTAAAATGCCTCACTGGCGAACAGATACAGAGTATACTACAGTAAACAGCATCTTCACTTGGGAGTTTATCTTGAGTGGTGGCAGCGGTGCTAGAGTAAACCGTAGGGCGTCTACATATAATTCTAAAACTCGGGTTACTTATATATACTTAGCAATGTACTGGATCAGAAAACTCAGCGACTTACAGAATCCCCCTAGCGGACCACCAATCCTTTCCATATAGATACGAGTCACTGCCCAGAGGACAACTGGGTTAACGACAAACAACCGTCGAAGCTAACCTAGTACCGACGTTAAACTAAAGGAAAAGGTAATAATGAAAGCTAGAGGTATAATTCTTTGTGACTTCGAATTCCCGGGGTTTAGGGAAGCTGCAGAGATGCAGGATAAGATGGACGAAGCCGTTAAACTACTCACAGAAGGCAACAAGTATGTTGTGCATACGCAAGTCGATCTTAAAGAACGTCGTGGTGATCATGCACCAGACATCAAAAAAATGAAGTTTAGAAACAATTAGTTAGACCACAAATCAACTACAATGGGAGCCTCATCATAACGATGGGGCTTTTTTTGTGTTTTGTTTAGTGTTATGAACAACACCTAGCCAATAACAACTATGAGTCTAACTAGGTGGAGCATGGACCAATCAATACTAAAGAACCTACTATCGAGCACATTCTACAACGAAAACAAAACCAAACTAAAAAGATCCCTATTTGCTGATGAAGCTGCGGACATCTACCAAATCCTAATAGATGCCCATGAAAAGTATCAGCACGACATCACAGCCAAAGAGCTGATGATCCTATTCTCTCTCAAGAACCCAGTCGCTACTGCAGCCGAGAAAGACGTTATTCAGGATTTGGTTAGCGCCATTGAATATGCTGATGACATATCTGAAGACGTAGCCCGTGATGCTATAGAGAACCTATGGCGTCGTGAGATAGGCCGTGAGATCGCTGACTTAGGCATCAATATGTCTGAGGGTAATTACGAAGCCATGAACCGCCTACGTTCTTTAATCGAGCGTTCGCTGGATGGCTACCTTCCTGATGACTTTGGTGAGCCTACGACTGATGACTTGGAAGAACTACTGGCTGAAACAGGTGATGACGCCCGTTGGCAGTTTAACATCAACACCCTATCACGGCATGTATACGGCATAGGGCCAGCCGAGTTTGGTATTATCTTTGCCACTCCAGAAACAGGTAAGACCGCATTTACTATCAGCCTACTAGCTGGCCCCGGTGGTTTCTGTGAGCAAGGTGCTAAGGTCTTGTACCTCGGCAATGAGGAAGTAACAAAGCGCACCAAGCTACGTGCCTACCAAGCGTGGACTGGCATGGATCGTAAGAAGATTACTGAGAACGCCCCAGAAGCTACCCGCAAGTACACAGCCATTAAAGACCGCCTAATCATGAAAGATATTCAGGATTGGGATTTAGACCGCATCGAAGCCTACATCGAGAAGATCAAACCAGACTGTGTTGTGATCGATCAGGCTGACAAGGTACAGATTGCTGGTCAGTATAATGCAGGACACGAGCGGCTGCGGGAGTTATACCGTCGCCTACGTGAGACAGCCAAGCGTTATGAGTGTGCTCTGCTTGCAGTCAGCCAAGCTAGTGCCGAGGCGGACGGTAAGACACGACTGACCTACACGATGATGGAAGGCAGTAAGATCGGTAAGGCAGCGGAGAGTGATCTCATTCTTGGTCTGGGCCGACACTCTGGCGATAACGAGGATAACCAACCAGACACCACACGGTTCATTACGGTGAGTAAGAACAAGCTGTCGGGCTGGCATGGCACTATTGTCTGTAACATCGAGCCAGAGGTGTCACGCTATGTTGCATGAGGATGGTTGGTTAGTAGTTGATACTGAAGTAACTGTTAAGAAGCGTGGCAATAAGTGGGACAACAGTCCAAAGAACCCAGACAATAAACTTATCTGTGCGCAGTATGGCTGGCTAACACCCGACGGTGTGACCAATCCTATTACAGACTTCTACTATCATAATGAACTAAAGGCACCTGCAGACCCTGCTAAGTTCCAAAGCTATTTGGACAAGGCAAAGGGCATGATCTGCCACAACACTAAGTTCGATGCGTTCTGGTTGTTAGAGGCTGGGTTTAAGCTGCCCCCAATCCTGCGCTGCACAATGATCAATGAGTACATCCTAGCAAAGGGACAACGCCGTGAGCTGGGACTTGGTAAAATAGCCGAGGCTCGTGATGTAACTCGTAAGAAGAGCGATCTTGTAGATGAGATGTTTAAGAACGGTATAGGCTTCGAGGCTATGCCAATTGATGTCGTGCAGGAGTATGGCGAGGCGGACATCGTAAGCTGTGGTGACATCTACCTCTCGCAGCAATCTGAGTTCAACACGAACGAGAACAAGCCGCTACACAACATTGTAGAGCTGATGAACGATATGACTTGGTTCTTGCTGGAGATCGAGCGCAACGGATGCAAGATCGATCTAGACGTGCTGGGTGAGGTTGAACACAACTACCGTACTGAAAAGGATCAACTGGAGAAGCGCCTGAAGGAGATCGTCTCTGAGGTTATGGGCGACACTCCTATTAACCTGAACAGTGGGCAGGACATGACCAAGGTGGTCTACAGCCGCCAAGTAATGGATCGTGAGAAGCACCGTGAGACATGGAACATTGGTGTAGACCATAAAGGCAAAGCCCTGCGCCCACCTCGTATGAACCAAAGCCAGTTCAATCGAGCGGTTAGATCCACAACACAGAAGGTATACCGCACTGTAGCGATGTGCTGCAAAGAGTGTGAAGGCTACGGCACAATCCAGAAGTTTAAGAAGAATGGAGAGCCGTGGAAGAACCGCAGTAAGTGTCCTGTCTGCAAAGGGGCTGGCGCTCTGTATATACCACAAGGCAAAGTAGCAGGGCTGAAGCTCGTCCCTACTGTGCCATCAGATGCATCGATCAATGGATTTAAGACTGACAAGATCACGATTGGTAAGCTGATCGATCAGGCTAAGGGTAAGAACAACCTGACTGCAATTGAGTTCCTGACTAAGATCAAGCGTCTGAATGCTATCAACACATACCTAGACAGCTTTGTTACAGGTATACAAACATGGACTAGACCTAGTGGACTACTGCATTCCACATTTAACCAGTGCGTGACTGCTACAGGTCGTCTGTCCTCTACTAACCCCAACTTCCAAAACCTTCCTAAAGGATCAAAGTTCGAAGTTAGACGGGCGATTGTAAGCCGTTTCCCTAACGGGATGACCGGCGAAATGGATTTCAGCGGCCTTGAGTTCAGGGTGGCTGGGATGCTGTCGAGAGATCAGCAAATCATCGATGACGTTCTGAATGGTAAAGACGTACACCGCCAGGCCGCATCAATCATTCTACAGAAACCAGAAGAAGAGGTGACCAAAGATGAGAGATCATCCGCCAAAGCAAAGACGTTCCAACCCCTTTATGGCGGCCTCGGGATGGGCGAACCCGCTCATGTCAGGCAGTATTTCGATTCCTATTTCAAAATATACCAAGGCCTTGCCCGTTGGCATAAGAGCCTCGGAGATGATGTACTGGCACGAGGGTACATACAAACTCCGAGTGGAAGACAATTTGCGTTCCCCGGAGCTAAACGGTCTAGGAATGGACGAGTCAGCGGACACACGCAGATCGTCAACTTTCCGTGCCAAAGTTTTGCGACAGCCGACATCGTTCCTCTCGCATGTATTCGGGCGCTGCGTAAGTTTCGTGAAGAAGGTCTTCGCTCGAAACTAATACTGACGGTACACGATAGTATCGTCGTCGATATCCACCCTGATGAAATACAGGACGTAGGCCGTGCATTGCAGTGGGCTATGAGCGGGGTGGATGAAGAACTCCAAAAACGCTTCAACTATCAGGCCGTGCTGCCTCTGGATACAGAGTATTCGGTGGGCAAAAATTGGATGGAGATAGATGAACTAAGTGTTGATTTGGACACCTAATTATCGTATAACTAAGGACCAACAAAAGAGGAGCCATTTTATGGGCGAGCTGCAGAAAATTGACAGTGCAAAATTAGCAGAACTAAATGCAATCTTAGGCTTGAATGATAAGCCACAACAAAGCGGAAACAGGCTACCAGAATTGAAGTTTAGCACTCAGCGCAAAGACGCTGAAGGCAATGATATTCGTCAGTTTGAAGGTAAGTTGTATCTTAAAAACTACGAACAGGCTGTGTATGCGGATAGTGTTAAGATCCGTGTGCTATCACAGCTATTCCAGTGGATTGATTATGATCCAGATGAAAACAAGGTTCGTAATAAGACACTCCTGATCCCGTTTATGAGCCATGAAGCTCGTGATCAGCGAGGCGGTATCCGTTGTGGTAAGCCTACATCCCGAGAGATGAAGGACTGGTCGCCAGATCGTAAGGCGCAATACAAGAGTATTACTCTATTCCGTCAGCTACGTTGCCTAGTGTCCTACACAGGTAAAACAGTAGACGGTACTGAGGTTACGATAGAGAACGTACCTGCCATCATCCTAAACAAGAATTCAAGCTACATGAACTTCGAAGACGAAGTCGTGAAAAAGTTGAATGGTCGTAACTACAACGACGTATGGATTGAGGTAAGTGGTGCTGAACATCAGAACGGTAGCGTCACTTACTATACATGGCACTACACGCCTGATCTGAAGAACCCTGTTCCTATGGATGATAAGACGTTTGATACGATGATCCACTTTGCCGAGATGGTGAAGAAGGAGAATGAGTCAATCGATGCGTCGTATGAACGAGCGATCCGAGAGCGGTCTATTGATGATGACGCAATCGATGCGCTCGAAGATGATCTGGATTCGGATCTAGACGATTGATCTTAGAAGCCAAAATCCACCAGACTATGGATCGTCTGTCCAACAACGAAGCGGATCAACTAAACATTGATCCTGCTTGGATAGACGAGTGTGTCGAGATGGTACGGGAAGGCCTTCACAAGCAGCTTTTCCGTGAGAACGAAGCATTTCGTGTGCGGATGTCTAACATCTCGAAACCAACCTGCCAGCTTCAGATGGAGAAAGCAGGTAAGCCTAAGTCCCGTCTGCCCTACAATCATATTATGCGTATGATGCACGGTGATATGATTGAAGCAATCATGCAACTTGTCCTGCGTATATCGGGGGCAAACATAACGGGCGGCAAAAACAAGGTCACACTGGACGTAGCTGGTACTGAAGTCCGAGGTGAGGATGACATCGAGATAGATCACAAGGTCTACGATACTAAGTCAGCTTCACCTTGGGCCTTTGGTAACAAATGGAGTAAGGGTTTTGATGGCCTGAAGCAGTCAGATGACTTCGGGTATATAGGTCAACTTGTGGGCTATTCAGTGGCACAAGGTAAGGAGCCGGGCGGCTGGGTCGTTGTTGATAAAAGCAGCGGTCAAGTAAAGGTCGTAGAGGCAGAGCTAAAGAAACGGGATGTAGCCAAGATCCTCAAGGAC